TACCTATGAATTAATCTCATACCACCTTCTTCATTCTTAATATACTCTTCTGATACCAACTGTAGACTAATCATATTCTTTGTTGTTTCTTCTATGATTGGTGTTACTTTATTGACATTTAGATTTGCTTTAAGTTCATTTTCATTATTGTCAACCATCTTTATTTCAACATCTTCAGTACCAACTAAAGGTAAACCTTCCATAACAGATTGCCCATCAATAGCATTACCAGTATCTGAGAAAATATAATTAACCTTTATAGAATCTTGCAATATACTTTCATAATATCTAAGCTCCACAAATCCACCAATTAGACTAATGGATTTTTCCTTGTCTTTATTGGATATAATATCAATCTTCTTAGGGATAGAAGGATTGGTTGCTTTAGATGAAAGTGCCATTTTTTATTACCTCTTCTCTATTTACCAGCATACGCAGATGCTGTTTGTGGATCAAGTTCTCTAGAAGAACCACCAGAACCACCAGAACCACCAGATGATGATACTGATGCAATTTTTTTAACTGGTATAGGAACCTCAATTATCTTTGTTGTTCCTTCTCCACCATTCTTTTCATAAGATGCTTTCTCTGATACATCTTTTGCATCATCACTACCACCACCACCAGCAGCAGATACATCTGCAGATGAACCTCCTCCAGTACCAGGGAAGAAAGCATTCTTTGTATGTGGTATCATAAACATAGGATTAAAAAGATTCCAAATCTTAGGAAGACTTTTCACTTCCCCATCACCATCTACAAGATTTTTAAGTAGGGGCATTCCTTGCCATAAGAATCCCAGTATTCTAGGTAATCTTGGAAGATTTTCCAAAAAGTCTGGTCGCCATTCATTTAAGAATGGTAAAACAGGTTTACCACCAATACCTAATGAGAGTCTACCACCAAAAGGCCAAAAATCAGGCCATCTCATATCGAAGATTGAATATATCATATCCTGTATACCTACATTAGGTATATCAAATGACGGAAAAGTATCAACCCATCTTGCCATTCCCGAAGTTAACCATTCTCCTATTATTTTTCCTATACCACTTACCTTTTTAGTTGCCCAAGGTATTGCTGTAAAGAATATCCACTTTGCAAACTTCATATAAAGAGCACCACCTTGTTTCAATAAATTAAATAACCCTCCACCAAATATCCAATTAACTATTGCCTTACCAGCATTAAAGATACCCTTCATAGTATCCCCAAATAATTTCATTGCTGCTTTAGGATCTCTCTTAATGATCAGATGATACATTAAGTCACCAACAAAGACACCAACTGCCTCACCTAAAAGTGTACCAAGAATAGGAACAGGTATAAAAGTTCCAAGTGCTCCACCCAATGCTGCACCAATACTCTTAAAGAGTGCTTGTCCAGGTGGTTCCCCAGACATCAATGATACTATACCAACAATTAATGGACCAAGAATAGGAATCCTACCAAAGAATCCCTTGACTGCTGGCATTGCACCTTTAATAGCAGGTCCAATAAACTTTGCTGCTTTACCAAATATCTTACCAACTAATCCACCAACCTTTCCACCACCTTTACCCAATATCTTACCACCAATCCCCTTCATAAATCCACCAGCACTCTTAAGAAGTTTTCCTCCCTTCTGAAGAACATTCTTACCAAGATTTTTAGCTAATTCACCTGTTCTTTTAGCAAGATTCTTAAAGAACATTCGCAACTTTCTACCCATCAATCGTCTTACTTTAACCCATATTGTTCTAATAAGTTTACTAATACCTTTAAAAATTCTTGTTACATTTTTGACAATAGCTTTAAATATCTTTTCAAATACCAACTTCCACACTATAAAACCATTAATCAAATTCTTCAGGTTACCCATGAAGGTTGTAAATTTCTCAGCTGCTTCTTCTCCAAACGCACCCTTTACCCAGTTAGTTGCACCATCAACAATTTTATAACCCCAATCAACTAGGTTAGCAAAGGCTATAAAAAGACCCCCAGCTATTTTACCTATCCAACTAAGAGCTACTGTAAGACCCTTAAGAAAACTTTGAAAATCAGGATTATCTGCAATATCAACTAACTTCATGGCAATGGCACCAAGAGTAAAGTTAATAAGAAAATTAAGTATCTTATCAAAAATTCCTAAACCACCACCAGATTTCTTATCCTTCTTCTTTGGGTCACCACCCTTCTTTGCTTCAATTGCTTTCTCTCTTGCAGCACGTTTTGCTTTCTGTGCTTTTCTTCTTTTTAGTTCTGCCCTCATTTTATCAAGGACTAAACTACCTTTCAATTGAGTACTAACCTCACCAAGTTTTACATTAACTACTTTGAGAGTATGTACTTGTTTAGAACTAATCCTTGCTCCACCACTTGGTTGGGTTGGTATGAATTTTTCCTTATCAACTTTGGGTGCTGGAGTACTATCTCCACCACCCATAATGTTCATAACTCTTGCTCTCCTATCGTCTTTAACAGCCATATTATCTTCTTATCCCTAATACTTGTTCCTTAGCAATACCACCAGGTCCAAACACACTAAATTGTGGTACTCCACCCCCACTACCTGGAGGTGCTCCAGCAGTTCCACCAGTATCAGCTGGAACAGGAATAACCTCTATTTTATCTGCCATAATATTAGGAGTTCCAGGAGGACTAATGCTATCATTACCACCTGAAGAAGGTTGAACCAATCCACCACCTTTAAAATGATATTCAACTGGTCTATTGGTTCCCCCACCTGATGCATTCATTGCAGAAAAAGTATCAACACCAAAGGTACTAACAGCACTCTTAGTCATTACAAATTCTCCTGCAGTTAATTTAGCAGGAACTTTATCTTCACCACCTCTTCCTACTACTTTACCACCAGTCTTAAATGGTTTCCTATATTGCTTTCCTTCATATGGAATAATTTTTTCAGTTGGTTGAACATTAACATTTGTTGTAGGACTATTATTAACATTTGCTGTGCGACTATTATTGAGATTAAAAGATCCACCACTACCACTATCACCCCATCCACTATCACCACTTCCAGCAGCAGCATTCATTCCAGCAAGAGTTCCAGCACCATACTTTTCTACTGCACCCTTACTCATAACAAATTCACCTGCAGTTAATTTAGCAGGAACTTTATCAACTCCAGTTGGTCCTTGTACTATTCCACCCTTAGCAAATTTTTGTTCTGGTTGTTGTTGCTCGGCACCTTTTATTTCTTTAGGTACTTCATCTCCCTTACCAGTGACTGGTGGGTTCTCATCTTTAGGAGTTTCTTCCTTTTCAAAATTTTGTAAATCTTTACCCACATTCTTACTAGCCTCTTCTGATTCTTTACCAATATTAGCTCCTTCCTTCCCAACAATACTCTCAGCATCTTTATTCATTCCAAAGATAGCTTTAACTGCACCAATAATTTTAGGTATAGCCCATGCCAATAATACAATAGTTCCTAGTACCATTCCAGCAGGGCCTAATAATGCTGGTAAAAATGCCATCAATCCAGCAACGATAGCAGGCCACCAATCACTAAGGAATCTCATTATAGATTTAACTTTTCCATGATTCTTTGAATCACTCATCCAATCAATCAACTTCATCACTCCTGCACCAAGAGCAAAAGTTAATAATAAATTCTTTATCCAATCAAATGCCTTCACAACAGGAGCAACTATCTTAGATGCTGTCTTCTGAATACCCTTACCCAATCCTTCTAATACACCTTCTCTCTTCTTAGCCTTTTTCTTCTCATCACCCATTCTCTCATCATCTATTTGATCCTTTTCAAATTCGTGCTGGTCTTCTAAAGTTTGAGATATACTTTCAACAGACTGAGCAATACCTGAGATAGCAGTACCAATATTATTCTTACCGTCAGACTTCTGACGCATCTTCAATATATTTTTTAATATTGTTATCTTCTTCTCATTAGTCTCAACCCTCTTCTGCAACTTATTACCCGCAGCAAAAGATGAACCCATAAACTTGTCTGAGTTAACCTTTGGTCTAATGGTTGTAGATGCTGGTGGCAGTGCTTCAGGCATTACTTTGTTCTTGTTGTTGTTTCAGCTTCTCTTCTTCAAGATGCTGTTTTAATAAACCAACATAGATGTCTCGTTCCCAAGGCATCCAATTTTCTATCTCTGTTAAGCTATATTTATGGTACTGCATCAAAGCAAAATTAAGTCTGAAGTATCCTTCCAGACTCATGTATACCATAGCTATGCGAAAAAAGACGCTAAACCCTCCAATACTACATCACTTTCAACTTTTGTATTAGGATTCTTCACCGTAATAGTATGAGATAATTTAGGCATCGTGGTAAAGAACTCCTCAATCTGTTTGAACTGTGCTGAGTTCATCGATTCAAGAAACTCATTCATTTCTTTCTTAGTGCAATCAGATGTAGACCAAACTTCATCCTCGGTATAAACTTTATCAATACACTGAGCAATCAATTCAAAGGACTGATCCATCTGGTTCTTTCCTTCTTCCATATCAAAGTTACTCTTAATAAATTCATTCAATGAAGGATACTTCATCTCCAACATAATACTGCTATCAAGTTTAATTTGATTAGTATGACCTTCAGTCTTCTGGACTTTAATGTCATCCAATTCAATAGTTACAGGAACTTGTGTCTCCTCATCGTCTGGACATATAATATTAACTTCAAGATCTTCTCCAACAGATTTACCTCTAATATTCAAGAATAAAAATTCAATGTCAAAGGTAGGAAGATTCTCTACTTTAATTCCTTTAGTAAGTACACACGCCTTAATAACTGCTTTAATAGCATTTGTAATTTGCTTTGTATCTTCACTTTCTAAAGCAAGTACAAGTAACTTCTCCTCTTTAACTAAGAAAGGTCTATAATTTATTTCTTTTTCAGTAGAAGGTAACACCAAACTATAAGTCGGTGTCGAAATCTTTGGTAAAGGCATAATCTATAATATTCAGATCGTATATTTATATATAAGGGTTTTTAACGACTTAGTAAAGAACCAGTCAATCCACCAGCAATATCACCAAGGAAATCGTTACCTGTTAATCTATCTACTGCAGTATTAACAATAGCACTACCAAACTGAGCAGCATTAAATCCTGCCATACCCATTGGGTTTAAGAATGGATCTGATGCGTGAGAATTAGCAGGGGTTGTAGTGTACCTAGAGTAAGTAAACGAAACGGTACATTTTAAAAGAGAAGATGCATCATAAGTCAATGGCATTGATGCAATTGATAGTGAATATGCATTAATAAAAGTATAAGTAAGAGGTATGACTCTTCTAATCCTATCAGCACTTCCTCGTTGTGCTTCTATATTCTTTTCAAACTTAGTTATCTCCAAAGATCCTTTATACATATCAGGAAATCTCATTCGATAAAAGAACTCCCGACTATGATTATCCATCTTTTCATTACCAATATATTGTATCCACGCTTCAAAATATCTAATAGGTAAGTACTCTACTGCATCACAATAAAAAGTTAAATCAATTCTATCATCAAAGATTCTACGATGAACGTGTCTCTCAGTAACACCAGTAAAATCATTTAATTGTTCAGTAGTTGCTAAGTTGGAACCAGGTAATGCTGTTTCACAACACATTAAATTTAATTTGTCTCTACTATCAGTAGGAAGACCACCTCTATATAACTCTGTTAGTCCCTGTCTACGAAGATACTCTGTAAAATCTCCTGAAGGATCACCTGTCTGAAGAGGATCACCAATCATCACCTGAAAGTGTGATGTAGTAGCGGGATTTAATAGTTTGGCCTTAACTTCTGAAAGAGATCTTCTTCTTGGTCTTGGTGATGCCATTTATAAATACTATTTGACCTTATATATTATGTATATAAGATAATGGCAGAAAGTATTAAGAGTCGGTACAAACCTTTAAATCCAAAGAAATATCAGGGCAATCCTAACAATATTATATGTCGTAGTAGTTGGGAACGTAAGTTCTGTCAATGGGCCGATAGAAAGGATAGTGTAGTCTCTTGGGCTTCTGAAGAAATTAACATACCATATATCTCACCAAAAGATAACCGTGTTCATAAGTATTACCCAGACTTTCTTATTAAAGTGAAAGAGAATGACAATAGAATTAAAACATATGTAGTAGAAGTTAAACCAAAGAAACAAACTCTTCCACCTAAACCAAGGAGAAGAGTAACTAAATCATATATCTATGAGTGTCAAACCTATGCAGTCAACCAAGCAAAGTGGAAGGCAGCATCTGAATTTTGTAAAGACAATCGTATTGAATTTAAAATCATAACAGAACAGGAATTAGGTATTAAATAATGGAAATCAATCGCATTCTAGGTAATGATATAAACAACAGGACTAATGATCCTGAAGAAATGATGTTGGAAATTATGGAACTATTGAATGATACTGTGGAACCTATTCCAGAAGTAGGAAAGTTCTATACCTTTGTTTATAATGCTAAGACTCCCAATGTTACATATGACCAACATCCATTAGTTGCTTGTACAGCATTAGAACAATGGGGGTTCAAAGGTCTCAACTTTCACTGGCAACAATCAAGAAATTATACTTGGGAAGAACTAGCAGGTCAGTTGTATGTTGTCCAATGGAATGAACTTGATGACCTTCTAGCAATACCTTATGCTAAATTCATCCTAAATAAATAAAAAGTCTTATAAATGGCCTCAGCGACCTCACCGACAATTTATAAAACAACAATCCAAGACGACGGTACTAAGAAGAGAACCGCCTGTAGGGTTAAGGTTGACTATGTTGAAGATAGTAATGGAAAACCTAGTGAATTTAAAACTCAATTACAAAATGATGTTACTGCAATAGATGCTGGAATAACTGGTGGTGGTGTTAATGCAACGTGGACTACTGGTGCAAAGTTAATATCAGGTACTAACTGGGAAAGATTATACAGAGATGAAACAGATACTACTTTAGGTTTCGTTACTCCTGATAGTATGTTTGAGGAACTAACCAATAGTTCAAGCAACTTCAGTTCACAAGTTAATAGAGCAGCAGCAACCGCTTTATCTAAAGAGTTTAATTCAAAACCATTTGGTCAAGACTTTGGTATGGGTACTCTTGCTGGTTCCTATGCTAAGATACAAGAAAGTAATGGGTCAAATAAATGTGCAATTGCAGGTAACCCATATTTTGCTGAAGCAGGTCTTAAAACTAGACCTTCTGATGGAGGAAATGGAGATATTGATCCTAAAAAAGGGACAAGAAAAAATTATCCAATGAATTTATATTATCCAACAGCACTGAGAAATAATAGAGGTCAAGATAGATTACAAATATCTGTGGTACAAAAGTTACCAGGTGATAGGAAAATGAAAAATAGTTTTGAAATGGAGAAGAAAGGTAAGGGTAAAGTTGTTGGGAGATGTACATTACCTATACCTGGTGGAGTAGGTGACCAGAACTCAGTTAGTTGG